ATCAGAGCCAACGCCTGGGAACATATATCAACTTTTGTAAAAGACATTTTCTTTTCCTCTATAAAGTAAAAAGAGAGGGACGGAAGGTTCCGCCCCCCTCGCTAAATTACGAAGCAGCTGTATAAGCAGCGACTGCGGTCGTGACGGTGCCGGAAGTTTTAGCGGCAACTGTTAAAATATAGCAGTTTGTCGCAGAGCCGGAACTCATCGTTGACACAAGAATCAAATCGCCTGGTTCTAACATAGGACCAAAGCTGTTGAAGTAGCCGGAAGCCTTAACGCTTGATAAAGCATCCGTTGTTTTGTAAGCAAAAACCTGTGGGGCTTTTCCGCGAAGGGATTGTCCGCCTACGGGTGTAATAGTAGCATTACTGAAAGACATAGTTCATTCTCCTTATTCTTTGGTGTTGACTTTATAAACGCCTTCGTCATCAATCACGACAGCACCGGCAGAGAACAACCCGTTTGTCAACCAGGATGTTTTTTCCGGGATGTAGTTGATTTCTGTGTGCATATCGTGGCCGATTGCTAAACCGACAGCGTCTTTATGCCAGGCAAAATTCACGCGGTTGTTGGAAGCCAAAGGCAAGCCGCCTTCTTTACGGGTTCCGATCACGATGAATTTGAATCCAGCGAAATCACGCAATTTGCCTGTTTGAATGGCCATGATGGTCGTGTAGTCGTTAGAGCTGATTTTGCTATCCAACAAAGCATCTTTCAATGCGTTGGCAGACAAAGCCATATAACGATTTCCATCATCAGGAACATTGGCGGCATCCATCAAAGCCTTGGCGGCCAACAATTTTGCAATGTTGAATCCGCAAGCAGATGAGCCACTTCCTTCTTGGACAGTATTGGCGACAGATGTGGCGTTTGCGCCGCTGTTCATAGCGTCAATAATCAATTGGTCCATACGGCGACCCATAGCATTTGCAACAGCGGTTGCTAATTCTTTCTTTTCGTCATAGGACAATTTCTCTAAATCTAACACATCCGAATATTCACCGGCTGAATAGTCTTTTAATGTAGCCGTGACATTTGCATGAGAAATGTTCATCGGTGTGATGTCAGATTGTGGGATGCGTTCAGTAGCAACGCCTTGACCCAATTTGAAGAATTTGTGTGAGGAACCGTTCACGCCAGTTTTCACACGGACAGCATTCCGAAGCGTTCCAGCCGCTTGATACGCTGCCTTAACCATTGCATCAAAAGATGTAATGAAGTTTGTTGAGGCTTGAATACTCATTTTTGTTTTCCTTTTTTTAAGTTAAAATTAAAGTTAAAGACACAAAAACAATAAGAGGCTGTTTCACTTTGGGCCGACTAGGTCGGGGAAGCCATCGCTTCACAGGTTATTTATTTTTGATTTCGTTGTGCCGGCTTTCACGGCGCAAAGGTCAGACTTGCAAATATTGCGGTCGTCCGGCTTTTGCTCTCCGGGTAAGGAGTTCATCAACCTTGCGCAGGGTTGCTTCATCGCCTTCCTGGTATTTCTTTGAAGCTATCATCTGTTGAATCTCACGATCAGAAGGTAAGCCGTCATCAATGGAATCCATTGTCGGAATATCAGACCCACCCATAACAGAACGCAGCTTGTTCAGTGCAATGACAACATCCGCAGTTGTCGCCACACCTTCAATTGCTTCTAAATCACTTTCAGACCAAACACCCTGTGCGACCATGGATTTTCCCCAGCTGTTCACAGCACGGACCACGGCGGTCGCATTCGCACCGATCTTTTCCAATTCTTCGGTCTTATGTGCTTCTATTTCTTCGGGTGTTGGTTCGGCATCGTTGGCCGCAAAGCCACCGGTTGCCTTGATAAACTCGTTCAAAATCTTGTTGGCCCGTTCATTGCTCAACCCGGAAGAATGCGCCACTTGCTTGAATGCTTTCAACATGGCATCATCTTCATTGACTTCAACGCCTTCTTCAAACTTGAAGTCGTAATCATCCGGGGACTTCGGGGCTTTATCTTCGCCCTTGGCCAACTTTGTCCGCAGACCTTTGACGCGATTTTGTTCCTGTTCAAAGGCCTTCAATAGCATTTCAGAATTGACTTGCTTATTGTCCGCATCCCAACAATCTTCCGGTAGGAATTCGGGCTTTTCACCTGGAAGCGTTTCACTTCCGGTTGTTTCCGTGTTGGGTTGTTCACCACTCGGATTTTGTGGTGTTGTGTTTTCAGGGGCTTGTGTGCCTTCCTGATTGGTGTTTTCATTCTCAGCCATAGTTTTCACTCCTTGTTGTTTTTGTTAAAAAATTCAATTTGTTCTTCAATGGATTGGACAACCATCGCTTGACCTTCACGAATGAAGCCCCAGCGAATACTATCCAGGACATCCAACTTTGGATTCCATTTGCAATTTTCAACATAGATGTTGCGCAAGTGAGAAAGGACTTGCTTTCCTTCATCTGTGGAAAATACCTGTTTCATCAAGGAACCGATTTTCATCCGTTCCGTGAATGCTTTGTCAAATTCCGCTTTTTGTTCCGGTGTCATTCCCGGGTCAAATTCATCAGCCATTTGTGGATGCCCCCATTTGTTGTGCTTCAAGTTGCGCTAATTTTTCCGCAACCCGTGCTTTGATTTGGTCTTTCAATTCTTGTTTGTCGGTGTCATCTCGCAATAAAGTTCCAGGTGAACCGATTTTTTCGCAAATCCAGGCCGGGACATCTTCCAACATAAACGACAATTCAGCCAACGCCGGGTCAATGCCAGCGACCATTTGATATGCTTGAACAAACTTTTGAACATCCTCAATTGATTGCTGTTGTGCGATCGGGCTTAAAACCTGGACTTGAACAAAGAAGCTGTCAATGTCAAATCCTTTGGGCAAAACAAGCAATCCCTTCTTTTCTAAAATTTCAATCACTCGGCGGAATAATGGAATCACATATTCAAAGATAAGCCGTCCATAAGATGCGCCGATGTCGGTGGCCAAGGTCTTGACGCGTTCCGCAATTTCCAAAGCAGAACGAACAGGACCGTTTTCTTGTGGCAAGCGATTGTCCAACATGATTTGACGGATTTGGTCCTTCAAATCGTTCAACATAAATTCTTGAACCTGGAAATCACCGGTCTTTGGCAATGGCTCAATTGTCCGTCCTTCCGGTCCGCCGTTCCGTTGCACCGCAATGAATGCACCGGGCTTTATCTTGACCGTGTTCGGATTAAATACGCCGTCATTGATGACCGTATAAACGCCAAAGACGCTAAGAGCAGCCAAGCGCAATGACAACTCTTTCATCTTGTTTAATGTTTTGATGTCGGGCAAGGCCATCAAGACGGGACCCACTCCTATCGCGAAGCCCGGGATTTTCATCCACCGCGGAATAATGACCGGGCAAGTTTTACTTTCGGAGTGATAAATCACTTCTTTTTCGCTTTCTAGCAAAACCTCATAATGCCAAATGAACATGTCGTAGTCATAATAAAAACATTCCTTGACCTCAACTTCATCATCGGGCTTGTCCCTTATCGCATCGGACAATGTGGATGAAATTTCGGCTTTACGCCATGTTTCTTTGATTAAACGATGTTTGATTTTGCGTTGGCGAACAATGAAGTCAATAGTCCCATTTTTACCTTCTAGGAATCCCATTTGCATGATCGGGGCAGACAAGAAATTCAAAGGCATTGTTTCATCGCCTTCAAGGCAGAACAAAATTCCTGTCCCTTTGCCGAGTTCACGATACATTTCGGGCGCAGCTGTATTGAAGTTTGACGCTGCTAGATTGGCAAAGATGATGTCGGTAATACTTTCAAGGGCTTTGTCAATATTGTCCCGTTTATCTTTGGGAACCGCAGGACCAACATGTAATTCAGCCCAGCGTTGAAATGGCGGTGTGAATTTACTCACCATTGTGTTGACAAAGTTATTTGACGCAATCATCGCCGTGCTGTCATACGACTTTGTCGCCGGTGTCAGTGCTTGCGCTGATGAAGTGCTGTTCAAATATGATTTAGAGAAAGGATTTGTGTATTCATCAGCATCTTCCAATAGCGACCTATTCGCTTCTATTTCAGCGCGCGAACGCTTGACGCGTTCAATAAGTGCTTCAATTTTCAGTCTGCTCATAATTTTTTATCCTAATGTGTTGCGAGTTGATGGGATGCTTTCATCGGAAATTAAAGATTGTGTGCCAGTGTTGCGGCGCATTCTTAAAGCCGCGTCCTGTTGCTTTTTCAATAGTCTTTCCTTTTCTTTGGCTTCGGCTTCTTGCTTTTGTTGAAGGGCAAGTGTAGCAGATGCAATTCGTGTTGATGGTTTTCTAAATGCTTGTGTCATCGTGTCCCCCTATCCCAAAAGACTTCGCATAAACTGTTGAATCGTTTCGGTTGAAATTAAAGAGTTTTGGCTCTTTGCGCTTCTTTTCTTTTTAATATCTTCCGCAAGAGCAGCGGCTTCTTTGTCATGTTGTGCCGCTTTGACTTTTTCGGCAGCTTCGGCTTGTGCCTGCTTCTTCGCAGCTTCCGCTTTGAATACGCTTCCATAAGCATTGCCACCTAAGGCGTGGCTAACTTTACCAACCGCCTTTTTGAATGATTTACCAAGTCCCATTTAACAATCCTTTTTGAAAATAATTGTTCCGCCGTTTTTCACTAAATATTGAAACAGCCCTTTTGGCGAAACTATAAAAGGGTTTTCAATTCGTAAAATCGCTTTGACGATGGACACGCAGGTCATAATCCCACGCCAACGAAATCTTGTTCCGAAATCTTTGGGCATCGGATATTTCACGATCGCCGTTCCATCAAATTTCTTCCAGTGGTCAATTTCCTCTTGAATACTTGAACCTTTTAAGATTGCAAGCCCACCGGCTAATTGTTCGCAAACAATGCTTTTGTCCCCATCATCTATGAGGGCCAAACAATGCGACCAATTCCGGTTGCATACCAAATGCCAGGGCGCAGAAATCGGACCGCGCCGCTTATCAAAGAAAATGTATGCATCCATCAAAAGGCTTCCCAACTTGTCGTGTCAGCAAACGAAACAGCCGGTAATGGCCGCGCGTTCACTGGGTTAAACCGCATGTAGCCTTGCGCCATATAACGAAAAGCATCAGCCGCGTGGCTGGTGTAGTCGTGCTTTGGCTTCAAGGACCAATCCTTGTTTTTATCAGACCAATCCCTTTGATAAAGTCGCAACTTTCGCAACCCTTCGGAACAAGTCTGTTTGTTAAACTTGCATTTTGGCAATAAACGCCGAACCGCATCAATCCCATCATCAACAGATGACGCTTGAAGAACTTCCACGCGTCCGACATTCATCCCACGCAACGCATCCAACCGACTGATTCCGGTTGAAAAGTCCGTGTTCCGTATGTCATGCGGTAATATGTGGAAGTCATACATATAGGGCTTTTCCTTCAAGACTTTCACATAATGGGGTAATCCAACCCCGGACGCTTCATAATAGTCAATGACTTTCAATTCATTGCCGACCTTTTGGGCAAACCAAATGGCAGTGCTATCACCGACACCAATATCCCATGCAGTGATAACCGGCAATGACGGTTCATAAGGTTCGGTATTGATTCGGCCCTGTTTTTCCAACTCATCAATCAGATGGCCATAGTATGAACCAAGGACCGATGATGTGAAAGAACAAAAATATTCTTGTTGAACAAGAGCATTTGCCGCTTCCGTTCCTAATTGTTCCGTCAGTTCGCGCAATTCCGTTTGAATTCTTTCCGGTGGAACAATGTGTGTGTCATCAACCGTCAGCTTTTGACAAAACCAATCCGGGGATTCAGAAGCAACCCGGAATAACTTTTCACCGTGATTTTGTCCGCGTGGCGTATATGGGAAGATCGCCCATCCGTTATTTTCAACAATATCGGACG